CTCCGACGGATGATCCGGCTGAATACACCATCGTATCCGCATTGGTATTAACTTGCGTTGCGTTAGTCATGCTTGTTTGAAATATGACAACGTAGTACGCAACTGGCAACACTGTGGTTGGAGGAAACGTCAAGAGCACCCCTGGGTTGAGGAATGTTTGAGTAACCACCAAATTAGAAGAGACGGTGTCAGATGCGGGCGGCGTATACGCCGTCATCTGGCCTGCGATGGCATAAGTGGCGAGTCCGCTCGAAAGCGTGTCTTTATGTAAATAAGGACCCCAACTAAGAATTAACTTGGGCTTGAAGAACCGTACCGAATAGGTAAGGTAGATCTTGCCCAAAACGCCGGAGGCGCCGGCTGGCACCCCTGCTATGGCGATTGCCAACCGACCTAAGTCATATTCGTTATAACGAGGGTCGATGGCGGTTGTAGTATTTGGGAGCAGGGAACTACGGGTGTAGAACCGTGCTAAAACGTTTCGAGACGGCGCGCACTCGATAGGGTGCAAGGCAGCTGCCGAAGGGGGAGTCACTGTGGAGTATTCGTAATCTAAAAGTTCGGCTTGTTGTACGAACACAGGGTCGGCTGCGTCATATTGGGTAGCCAAAGAGACCGTACCGATAGCTTGAGTGGTTGACAAATTGCCGCTTGAGGGCTCGTAGACTACCACTAAGCCGTCGAATTCGTACTCCTCAAAGGAGTTAGCTAATTGGGAGAGATATGGGAAAGAGCCAGGGAGGCCCGGGTTGATTGGGATGGTGGACAAAATGGCAAAGTTAGCTGAGCCATTAGCCACGACATCTAAAACAAACTCCTTATGTTCGACTCGAAACCCATCAGCTCGATTATTGGAGAAGGTGGGCATGGCGTTTGAGGCGCCCATGATCGAGTTTCGGGCTAAAGTGTAATCACCTCGGCCGAGGAGTTTAGAAACAATGGAACCCATGGTGGAGCCAGCCCAGCTACCAAGATCGGCACCAATATCGCTACCAAGTGAAGCATAATTGAGAGGAGTGCGAGAGCTCGCTTTCTGCTTAGGCACCTTAGCCGCTTTGGCTGGGGTGGCGGCGGACTGCTTGCTCTTGGGCATTTGTAGCGTAACTTTGACGGCCTTCTTGGAAGGCTTGGTCTTAGTCGATTGCACATTAGGAACTGAGGCATTCATGTTGGATTTTAATTTTATATTTTAAATAAATAAGGAATATGATTAAGGGTATCTACAGTATTTTCAATTGTTATTACCCAGGCCGGACCTACTGGTCGACCAGAGCCAATTCCCCAGCTCTGGGCCAATTGAGTATGGCTGGCAAAGAGACCACTTGAGATAGTCGAGCACAGAAATCAATCTCGTCAGCGGCTGTCAGGCCGTAACGTCGCTCGATGAACTCGTACGTGGCAGGCGTCGCGTCATGATAACGTTCCGCTAAGTTCCATTTAGGACGGAACTCCTCTGTGGGTCTAGCCAAGGTCCGGTGCACCTCATAAAATTGGCGGAGGAAGGGTATGAAGGACACTGAGGTAGCCAACGATACGGCAGCTCCGTATATGTCGGCCTTCTCTGAAGAAGTTGTCCAACCACCTCGCATAAGGTGTCGCCCGATTTTTGGACCGAAAACCGTTCCGTCTGAAGTCGGGTAAGGTATCAAGGACAAATAGTCCACTTTGGCGGTGTCGCGTGTAGGGATCCAAGACATCTTCATGCCGTACGGCGCTAAAGCGCAATTGACCACCTCTTCCGAGAATGGAGAAAGCACCTCAGCGTATCCGATTAGATAGATGTCGTCCCCCGTATCCGATAGAGCGTAAGTATCTGAGCCGGGTGGGCCTAAGATTTGATCGATGAGAGACGAACAGACGATGAAATTTCCTAAAGTCGTCCAAGAAGCTCCGGAGATTTGCGAGGGTGGTCCTGCTTTAAATCTGAGGGACTTGTCGGCTTGCATAGTTCCGACTATACGACTTGACATTTCGATGCTCTGTATAACTGGTCGAGGAATTCCAACCATCTTAAAGACACATTTCTTGGCGTCGAGGGCTCCGCGTTTTTGGCGACCGTCGCATCGCGAATAGTCTCCAGCTACGTACATGGTGCCGCCTCGTTGGGCGCTGTAATGGTCTGTCATCCTGTCATGCCAAGCGCCTAATTCCTCAGCTGTGGCTTTTACACCGCAGTTAAAGTAAGGGCTCTTGGCAATGGATAGGTGGTCAAACAGGGCAACGGAATAGTGGTATATCCAGGGGCTAATGAAAGAGTTGGCTTCGGGGTTCATGGCTAGCACGACTCGCGGATCTGAAGCTTCGACTCCCTCAATTGTGACTGAACTACCTTTCTCGCGTTTGAGAATCGCTTCGACTGTCAGGTCGTGCTTGGACAGATGGGAAGACTTCAATCGAAGTTTGGCTTCTTCCAAGAGTCGTTGGACACCGGGAGGAAAGCGCTCGACGAAAGGTTGCCACAGCTCATCCGGATCATCCGGAAATTCAAAGCCCGGTGGCACAAAGGCGCGATGGAGCCGATCGGCTGGGTCTTTCAACCTAGCGATAAGGCGCTCCCACACTTGTGGATCTTCTTCTTCCGGAAACCCCGTCAAAAGGCGGGTGCCTAAAGCTGAGACCATAGCCTGTATGGTTTTAGGATGGGCAGATGGGGTGATCGTAGACATGGATATACCCTGTAAACGGAGTACGTCCTTGTCTTCGTTATCCATCGATTCACGAGGGAGGGATCGCAACGATATGGAGGCGCCTTCGGCTAAATGCACGGCTGTCTTGGGCTTGAAGATGCCAGGGAAAGACTCCTGGGAAGCTAGATGGGCCACCGTCGCATTGATTGACGGGGCTATCTGGTCATTCCGTCGTTGTCTGACCCAGGCATCAGCTTCCGCTGTGGAAGGGGTGGAGCTGGATATTCGTCGTTGAACGGAGACTGCTAAAAATGGTAAAGCAGTCAGGGCTAAAATCGGATGCGCGACTACGGCAGCAGCTGTATAGGCTGCTCCTTGTGCTACCGTCGATATAGCTCCTGTATAATACAGGCTAGGCAAGAAGGATGCGAGATTCAAGGCAGTCAAGCGGTTTAAATGGATGGTGCGCAGAGGACGCAATTGCAGGGCTAAAGCGTGGCGCTGCCAGGATCGTCTCCCGGCTGCCACGGCAGTGCCTAAAGCAAAAGCTTCATGCTCAACACACATAAATGCTGCTATTGTCCCATATAGGGCGGAATCTGCCAATAAATCATCAGGCATTTCGAGCGACGTCAAAATGCGCTTCGCTCTGGCCAAGGTTGTCTGATACGTGGCTGCGTCACGAACCTTGCCCAACAAAAATAGACGAAGATTGCCGATTAAACCTTTCGGGATAATGACCATCTTATAGTCTCTCCTAGTCAGGGCGAAGCCGTCTAACAAGTAGAAGGCTGCGCTGGCTGTGATTATATGGCCATCGTAATAAGGTGCATTAACAGTGCGACCCACGAGTCCGGTCAAGGCACGGGGCTCGATCTCGTTACGATCTGTGATGGGGGACAACAAAGGCCGGTAATTCAAGTGAGGTGGGGGGGCTGAACCCTCCATCAATTGATATAAAGCTACTGTTGTGTCGCCAACTCGACCCAATATTCCACGGGTGATGTGTACTTTTGGGTTGATCTGGAGAGAGCCAGCCATGCGCCAATGTTGGACTGGGTGAGTGTAAGTGTTAGAGTTACCACGTGCGTGAGTCACTACATACTCATCGTCGGTGAGATGGTACTTAATGGAGCCATTGGATAATGTGCCGACCAATGAAGGAAATTCATGCTCAATGGAAACGATGGGCCCACAGACCAGGCGCCGAGCCAGATCTAATGGGGTAAAATAATATAGAGAATGTACGCAGAGGTGTAAAACTCGAGTAGTGGGTATACACTGGCACTGTTGAAAAGTGCACCGACAGACAGATGGGAGGGGACGTAACGACGTGGCGTCGATTAGTCGGCCTGTATCTTCAGGTAATATCTGGGGTACCAACGCATGGTAATCCGTTTTAATAGCCA